AGTCTTGCTAAGAGTTGACAAAATAGAATTGTGTGAAAAGACGTTTTAATAGATTAATACTTGCTTATTATTTATAAAAATGGGAATTTATTACTATTGGGTTACTGGTAGTATGTAGTCGGAACAGAGACTTAAAACCTGTTTCCATTGGAGAGTCTAAGCCTTAGTTAGAAATGATTTTTGTGGAGGTGCTTGGTTCTGCCAAAGACGAAAGTTGAGGTGGCTTAAATATTGGTTCGATTCCAATAGCCTAATAAATTAAAACGAATCCTTAAATGGACAATTTAAACCTAACTTTTTACTTTGAGAAGTAATTAGTTTCTTGACCGATGAAATAATTGCTATGATAGGCAGTAATTATTGAGGTTCTCACTGTGGTTATTGTTTGCCCACTCCTATCAATTTTGAAAAACAAGTTAATAGTATGTTAAGAAAAGGGTATAGAATCCCAACAAAGAAGAAGTGGGTTGACACTTAAATCTGACGCTCGGTATGAATAGCGTAAATGTATCTAGTATGCTTGTATATTAAAAGGAGTAATCCAGCAAGAATATCTTGCCATACGAATGTGATGGTGGTAGGCAGACTACGAAAAAATCAACCATTAAAAGGAAGTAGATAATACTGCGGTGTTATTACATCCTTTTAAAAAAATCCTTAAATGGACAGCTTTAAAAATTAGGTGACTACTGTAGTCGAGGTAAAATTTATGAAAAAATATTTAGTAGTTGATTTAGATATTGATAGTAATTTTCAATATATGATAGTTAATGAATATGAAGATAATTTAAAAGTGTTATATGATTATCAGAGCATAAAAGTCACGCATTCTCAAGAATGTTATGAAATCATATTTAAATTAATGATTAAAAACGATATTGATGAATTAATGATTGATGGTATAGGTACTGGAATGGGAATAATTGATAAAATAGAACAGAATTTAAGTTTATACAATAAAACTATAATATGTCGTAATTTTAAATTAAACAATCATAATAATATATTAGATTATCTAAATGATTTGAAGAATAGTAAATTAGCTTTAATTTCTAATACATATAAATTAAATGATTATATAGATGTAAATAAAGTTTATATGAATATTTATATTACATGTGAAGGATTTTATAAAATTAATAAATTGACAGATTGTGATTATAGGGAAGTATTACATTTAATATTAACTTTATATGGTTGTTTAAAGTTACAATAAATAAGTTAAAATGAACATTTTATCCTCTACGGTAAAACCTTTTTGTATTGCTAAATTTTTAAATAATTTTTATTTAATATTCATTTGAGGACGGAACAGGCAGCCGTCACGCCCTTGTGGTCTTGAAAGAGATGTGGAAATGTCACTCCACCAAATGAATACAACATCAATAAAATATTTGCTTTAAATGCTATTTAAAGTATTCGCATCAACATTAGAGACAGTTGTATGTATCAACTCTTTAAAATAAATGTTCAGCTTGTGCAAGCTACTAAATGCAACAGGATCGCCTGCGTCCTAGAATGAGACCAGTCTTGCAGGTTTAATTTTAAAAAAGATGTTTTAGGACGAGTGCCTAAATTATATAATGCCCGTGTTAGCTTGAAACAGTAGCTACAGCAAGCCGAATACCTGTATTTAGCTTGAATCAAAACTTAGCTGACGAGCTATGCCACAAGTTCTGTGCGGTTTAGGTGGCAATATCTAGTATATCTTTTTGGATATACAGCGACCTTCGAAAGAAGGGTTTGATTGTTGGCGACAACTTTCTAATTAGCATCAATTCATGTGGGAACAACTACAGACAGGAAAATTTTCATTAAAACTCCTCCTTTGAGGGAATAGCTTTGGCTGTTCCCACATGAATTGATGCTGTAATTATAACTATGTTTAATATTTATTAGGTCTTGTTGTTGCTTTTAAAAATAAATTAAAAGAAGATAAAAGAGAAGGTAAAAGATGAGTATAAAAAGAGAAAATGAGGAAAGTTATATAGCTTATGCTAAAAGAATAACCAATGGTAAAGCTGATAAAACACTTGATATAGATTATGTTGAGTGGGGAAATGCTTTAATTTCTAAAGAATATTCTTCTGAAAATTTAAGAAAAGTTTTTTATTTTATGCAATTATTTCTTAATAATATTGATGAGGAAAAATGTCAAAATTTTACTGAAAATGATTTAATCACAGAAATTGAGAATAAAAAAATAGAATTACAGAAAGAAAAGATAAAATTTCAAAATCAACGTGCTGCTTTTAATAAAATTGTAAGAGAAAGAGCTAGACAAGAAGAATTGAATGACATTATCATTGATTGTATTAAAACTTCTGATTTGCCTAAATTTGAATATATAGAAAAAGAGTACAAGCCAACAAATAATGATTTAATGGTAAGTTTAAATGACCTTCATTATGGAATTGAAATTAACAACCACTGGAACAAATATAATTCTGATATTTGTAGAGATATGTTTGAAAAATACATAGATGAAATTTTACAAATCAAAAAAACTCATAATTCGCAGAATTGTTATGTTTGTGCAAATGGCGATTTTATTTCGGGGAATATTCACAAAAGTTTAAGTTTAGAAAATAAAGAAAATGTTGTTGAACAAATAATGGGAGTTTCTGAATTAGTTGCTGATTTTTTATTTGAATTGAGTCAACATTTTGATAAGGTTATATTTTCAAGCACAGCGGGGAATCATTCAAGAATTGGTGAAAATAAAGATGTACTTAAAGATGAAAGATTAGATGACCTTATAGAATGGTATGTTAAAGCAAGAATTAAAAATATTAATAATATAATTATTAATGAAAAAGATATTGATAATACAATGTATTTATTAAATATACGTGGGAAAAATTATTTAGGCGTACATGGTTCATATGATGATAGTAATTATAAAATTCAATCAGTAGTTAGTATGTCTGGTAAAAAAATATATTGCGTATTACTTGGACATCTTCACCATAATAAATCTGATTATGTACAAGGCATTAAAACATTAATGGCGGGTAGTTTTGTTGGAATGGATAATTTTACTATCGAAAAAAGAATTATCGGGCAACCCCAACAATTAGTATGCGTATGTACAAATAATGGCGTGCTTTGTCAATATGACGTAAACTTTAATAATAACTGATAGAAACTGAATTTTATTATAAAAAATAAATTAAAAGATGGTAATAAATATGAAAAAAGATGATAAAAGAATTTTTGATCCTAATGTAAAAGGAGTAAAAGACTTTGAAATTTGGAAGAGACTTTTTGCTCTTGATTTTGTTGTAATTGATGCAAATCATGATAAAAAATTTATTTGCCCAATTACAAATGAAAATTGTGCTTATAAATCGGTTTTATATTTCAAAAAGACTGAAGATTTGGAAAATATTTTAAACGAATTGTATTTGGAAATTGAAGAAGAAAATAAATTAAAAGAGGATTAAAAGATGGATAAAAGAGATAAATATTATAGGTGTTTTGATACTCAATTAAAAGATTTTTTAATGTCAAACGGTTATGAATACGAAGTGATAGCACTTGATACAAAAAGTAGAGATAAATTTTGGTTGTTTATTAGAAATGACGAAGTAAACAGGTTAATTTTAGATTGGAAACATAAATAAATTAAAATCAGTAAGGGAGAAAATTAAAAATGTCAGGAAAACAAATATTTACAGAAGAAGAAAAACAATTCATAATAAATAATTATCCTACAATGGATACATTTGAAATAGCAAAACTTTTAAGTAAAACTACTAAACAAATTAGAAGTTACGCACAGTATTGTGGTATAAAAAAGAAATCTAAATCTATTTTTACTGAATTAGAAGAAAGATTCGTCATAGATAATTACGCTATAATAGATACAGACGAAATAGCATTAAAACTAAATAAAACATATAATCAAATTAGAAGTTTTGCAAATAAGTTAAATATATATAAAGAAAACCCAAAAGGAAATTTGACTAAAAAACAAAAACAATTTTTGATTGATAATTATGCTAATATGAATAGCGATGATATATCTGAAATTTTAAAAATAGATAGAGAAAAAATAAAACAAGACGCTAATCGTTTGGGATTAAAAAAAGAAAAGAATTTATATTTTACTAAAGAAGAAAAACAATATATTATTGATAATTTCCCTAATTTAGAGGTAGAAGAAATTGCAATCACATTAAATAAAGATATTGATAGAATTAAGACTTATGCTTATAGTAAAAGACTAAAGAAAAATATAGATTATATTAATGGTACAAACATAGTTAATATTACTGGACAAAAATTTAACCAATTAACTGTTATAGATTTAGATTATGAAAGAATTAAAAAAGAAAAATTAAGAGTTGAAAAAGGAGAAATAAATCAATATTCAACGTATTGGTTGTGTAAATGTGATTGTGTTGATGAAAAAATAATAACAGTGGACAGTTATTCACTAACACATAATAAAACAAAAAGTTGTGGATGTACTAGATATATAAATAGTACAATAGCAAGTCAAAACAGATTTGAAAAATCTTTTTATGATTGGTGTATAGAAAATGATAAAGTTTATTTAGATTTATGGGATTATGATTTAAATATTAAAAAACCAAATGAAGTGGCGTATAGTAGTAGTCAAAAAATGTATTTTAAATGCCCGATAGGTTTGCATGAAAGCGAATTAAAAAAGATTCAGAATTTAACTAAACACGATGATTATACATATAGTTGTACAAAATGTCGTTCATTTGCACAGTGGGGCATAGATAATATATGTTCAGATTTTCTCGAAAAGTATTGGGATTATAATAAAAACACACTTAATCCGTGGGAAATATATAATACTTCAATGAAAAATATATATATAAAATGTCAAAATCCAGATAAACCTTATCATGAAAGTTAT